GGTTATAACATAACTTCCATACCAGCTGGTGACCAAGCTCGACTAGAAGAAGCACTTAATAATGTTCAGGATTCTTTTTGGGTAAGTAAAATAGTAGAGCAAATAGGTAGGTGTGATGAAGCTGAGAAAAGAACTGATATGACTGGTAGTATAAACAATAATAATATTCCAAAAAATAGAATAGAAAGTATACTTGGTGATGTTGACCGTACTGTATCAACTTCTGATTTTAGACAAACTTTAAAAACTTGGACGGAAATTTATATTTATGAGACAGATAGGCTTGCAATGCATCTCTACGTACCCAATTACCGCAATCCAGAGCAGGCTAGATATAGATTTAATAGAGAGGGTGCAGAGTTTATACAAGCTCTCCCAGGACCAGCTGACGTTGCTGTAGGGACACGGTTATTTTTAGAATCAAATCACAGGTAAAGCACAATGGCAATAAATCACTTTCAAGATACAATATTTTTTACTGATGCCACTCTAATTACTCCCGGAGATGGAACATCTTTACAAGTAGCTTTAAACAGTTTTTTCGCTACAAAAAGTTATACTCTTATAGTTACGGTTACTGAAATTGATACTAATGTTGTTGTTCGTTTAGATGGAAGCATCGATGGGACAAACTATGCCCCAATTATTCCGGCTCAAACTATAACTTCGAATGGAACTTATGCATATAGTGTTGCAGATAGACCAGTTAAATATATAAAAGGTGTGTTTGTGAGTGAGTCTGGCGGAGATAATTCTGCAACAGTCACTTTTAATTTAGCTGCTTTATAAATGTCTGTTTTACCTAGAACACAACTTGGTTATACATTAGGTATAAGAAGAGATAAGAATATTTATGGACAGGGAGAGAAGATTGCTAGAAACCCTTTTGAGGAAAGTAGAGGGCGTACTAGAATGGCAGGTGACAGACGAGTAGATATCTTCACCGCAGAAAGGGACTACATGAGAGCCCCAACTGTTAGAGGAGATTACCTCCCTAATCGTTTTGTAGCATCTGTACCTGTATCTAGATTGGAGAAAACTGATGGCTAAAGGAAAAATGCCTCCCCAGCTTCTTGAATATTTTAAAAACAAAAACAAGAAGAAGGAAGATGGCAGTGGTGAAAAAATGTCTGATAAAGAAAAACGTAAAGAAGCTTTAGATAAAGCTAGAGATGCTAAAAGTAAAAAAGGAAAAAAAGAAGAAAAATAGGAAAAAAACCTTCCTATATAATTAAAGTAAGTTTCTTAAAAAGTAAAAGTGTCAAGTAGTAGTTCAAACAAACAACCTTTAATGGTGGATCGCCCAGCAACCGCTTCCACATTATGCACGGTTTCTTCGGGTCAGTCTTTTCTAACAAGTTTGATACCAACATCAGTTGGTGGTGCTACAAAAGTATTTGATGTTGATTCAGGATTGACAGATACTGCAATTAGTGGAGCGTATATAGACGAAATATTTTTTAGATATACAAAAAGAAGTCTTCAGGCTATAGATTCTTCAGCAGTTACAGCAGGTACATACTCTGCAGATAGCACTACTTGCACAGTGACAATAGCTAATGGACATAATTTAGAAATAGGACAAAATGTATTTTTAGATTTTTCTACATATAGTTCAGGAACTGTTCCAAAAGACGATACTTTTGAGGTAAAAGACACAACTAACTTTACTTCTACAACATTTGATGTTGATATTCCTTCGTTAAGTGGACCAATTACAGGTAATGTAAATGCATCTTTGCCTACTGATTTTTGTTTTTATCTTGTAAGTACTGGAACAGTAACAAACGTAAATCAATTTTTCCCTTTATTTGTAGCAAGTATAGATTCTAGTCAGCAATATTACAGTTTAACTTTAAATGAGATACTGCCTCTCATAAATCATCCTACTGTTCAAGCTGGATCTAATTTTGGATCAGGTAATAATGAAATAGCTCCAAAACAAAGAGGTTTAATGTTAAAGAGAGGACAAGCTTTATATGTAGCTGCGAGTGGAGCTACTGCTTTAACAAATGGATTTTATTGCAATGTACAGGGCGGTTTCTATTAAACATAATGGCATTCGAAATAAGAGATTTTGGTAAATCGTCAAATTTCGATTTTAATAAAAAATTTAAAAATTTTGATAATAAACCAAAAGATCCAAGTATTTATCCAAGAGGATCTGATGGTTATGAATTAGAGAGCGAAGTAAAGTTTTATAATCAAGATTCTTTGTGGACTAGATGGAGAAGAGGATATGAACTATATGTAATGATGCAAACAATATTAGGATCTACTTCTAAAGAAAGAGATAAAAGAGGAGATTACAGATTATTTTTTACATTTCAACAGTTTCCCGGAGTTTTTATTCCTGCAAGAATATTTACTTTTCCCTCAAAAAATAAAGAGTTAGGTGAACATGTTTGTGGAATGAGAGATACAGATGGATTTAGTTTTTATGATTTTGGATTACCAATACTTGCTGTAAGATATTTAGCACCTTCAGTAGATGCAACTTATCAACAAAACGGAACAACTTTAACTGTAACTAAAACAGATCATGGATTATTTCCTGGTGACGATGTTTTCTTTGATATTTCTACTGGAAATGCAATAGATGAGACTTTACAAATTGTAAGTAAAACACAGAATACATTTACTGTTACAGCGACTAATTCTCAAACAACTTCGGGTGATGTTACATATCACAATTCAACAGCATTTAATGACACAAGATGGAGATTTGTGAGAGTTCAATTAAGAACTTTACCTACAGAGGTAGCTTTTCTTGCTGGTGAAAGAATGGCAGATCGAATAATTGAAAAAGACCCCGGAATTTCTTCTACATATACAAGGTCAGGTTCTGAGGTAATTGTTACTTGTAGTTCAGTACATGGATTATCAACAGGTAATAAAGTGTTTTTAGATGTTAGTACTGGTAATGTTTCTTCTGGAAGATATACAATAGAAGTCACATCAAGTACTGAGTTTAAAGTTACTACAATAACAAGCGGAACCACTTCAGGAAATCTTACTCTTAGCAGATTACTAAGAGGATTTAGGTATGACGATTATGTAGGATATACAGTTACAGGATCTGATGCAAATACTAATGAAATTATTTTTCAAAAGAAAGATAGTTATGGAGCAAGAACTGTAGATACAATTGCTAAAACAACAGTACCAGCTCATAGAGGTTTTGCAGTAGGTAGATTTTTAACAACAGAATTAAGATGGAACTGTTCGTGTCAGGATTTTTCTAGAAGAGACAGTTATGATTTATTTAAAAGATCAAATAATTCAAGATTTCCTGTTACTCCTATAAGAGATACAAAACCCGGAAATGTTCTACAACCAGATGGAACTTTGAGTAATGAAAGAGATATACCCGGTACTTTCAGAGATTTAGGTTATGTAACTATAAATAATTTTTACGAATTACCAGAATATGAAGATGAAAAAGAAAATTCTTTTCAAAATTTACAATATTATCAGCTTCGTTGGTGTAAGCATATTTATGCAGCTATGTGGTCTTTAGTTCATGATGAAGGTAATGAGCCATTGAAATTAGCAGCAAAGTATTCTCAATCAGGAGTAAATATAACTGTTAATTTTGAAGATCATAATTTAAATAAAAACGATAAAATTCAATTAAATTTTACAAGCGGAAATGCTATCTCTGGAGAATACACAATAACTGATGTTCCGGATACAAATAGTTTTGTTGTTATTTATCCATTTGATGAGACAACCAGTGGTTATGTGACTGTTGAAAATTTAAAAAAACACGAATATGTAGGAGCATGGCTGTTAGAACCAAATGATAAACCTATAGGTAAAGGTCTTGAATCATGGGAAAGAAATTGGAGAAAAGAACAAGAAAAACTTAAAGAATCTGCAGAGATATTTGCTCTATATAATCGTTCAACTAAATGGGAAGGTAATAAAGAAATTATTGGTAATTTTAACAATAAACAAAAAGTGGCTAATTTTGATCCATCGGTTGTAGCTATGACATTGACAGATAGTTTGAAAAGAGATGCAAAAGGTGGATTAGATAGATCTGGAAAATCTTTAAATACAACAAATAGAATGATCGCAATGGTAAATAAATTATTTAATAAATCTCCAACAGTTTTAGATGATATAAAGTTTGGAATTATAAACAAACCTCTAATTGAATTTACTGATATTTTTGAATCAGGATTAATTAATTCAGGTGATTATATAAATGGTGAGCTTGTTGATTCTGCTGTAAACACAAGTAATCTTGATGCAAGTACTTATAATCCAGATACTAATCAGGATACAGTAGTAGATGCAGGATTATATATAAATGTAGAGAGTTAATTATGGCAGTACAAATTCAAACAAGAAGATCAAGCACAGCTCATGACAGACCTTTTCCCACAAGATTAGGAACTGGTGAGTTAGCTTTAAATAATAATGATGTAAGCCCCGGATTATTTTTCGCTGATAATACAGCCTCACCAAGTACAGGATTAATAAAAGTAGGTCCTGTGCATATTGGTAATACTGCACCAAATAGTTCTGCAACTGGATTTACATCATCAAGCAAGGGTGAAACTTGGCTAGATACAGCAAGCACTCATATTTTTAAAATTTTTGATGGGACAACATTTCAATCTGTAAAAGCAGTGGCATCAGTATCTTCTGGACAACCTGCTAATCCAGTTGATGGACAATTACATTGGGATACATCTGGTGGTGGTAGTGGGGTACTAAAAATATATCTAGCTTCCAGTTCTGCTTGGGTGAATGTTTAATTAGTGTGATTTAATAAATGATCTAAAATTCTATCTAATTTAGTATGTACACCTTGCATTTCTCTTAAAAAATCTTCTTTTAAGACATAATCGTGAATTACACTATTTTTTAAATCATCCACTTCTCGTTGAATCTTATCAAATTTTCTATCTAATTTTTTATTAAAATTTCCCAAAGCCCTTGATATACCAGCAAAAGCTCCAACACTTCCTGAAATAATAGCAGCTATGACTTGTGGTTCCATACTTTTATTATAATGGTAGGCACAGTTTAAAATAGATAATTATATATAATTAACATGGCAACAGGATACGAACCAAATATACAAGGAGCTATCTCTGTATTAAGAGATTTGATGGTAGCTAATAGTGTGAATATGACTCGTGAACCATACGATCCTAATTATAGAGGATTAGTGGATGCAGTTATTGATTTGAAAGAAGGATTTACAACATTTGCTCCTGCCAAAGTTACTTTTAATGCTATTGCTTTTGAGGATGTGTCCGAAGGTGATGCTTTATATATGAGAACGAGCGATGGTCAAGTAGGAAAAGCTAGTGCTGCAGACGGAAGTGTAGAAAATGCATCTGTAATTGGATTTGCAAATCTTTCTGGTTTAGCAAATGAAACTATACAAGTTGTCGTAGCCGGTCTAAAAGAGATTTCAGGTTTAAACGCAGGGGATTTATTCTTTTTATCTCCTACAACAGCTGGAGCAATAACTGTAACTCCTCCTTCATCTGCAGGTCAAGCAGTCGTGAGAATAGGTGAAGCTGCAAGTACAACTCTATTGTCTATTCAAATTGAACCTCCAGTTAAATTAAGTTAATGGCTTATCAACCTTATCCTCCTAATGCTCAAGGTTTTACTGAAGCATTAATAGATTTAAAAACAAATTACCCAGGACAAATTACTAATAAAGTAAACGGATTTGAAGCTGAGGCTTTTGAAAATGTAGTTCAAGGTGATGCTGTTTTTTCAAGAGCTAGTGATGGAAAATTAGGAAAAGCAATAGCAAATGATACCCAAGATAAAGCAAGAGTAGTTGGTTTTGTGGAAACAACTACGTCTGCAGGTAATCTAGTCCGCTGTATTGTAGAAGGTGTTACTCCAATAACAGGATTAGAGTCTGGTAAAAAATATTTTTTATCAGCTAGTTCTGCAGGATCAATAACAAAAAATCCTCCAGTAAACTCAGGACATTTTGTTACAAGAGTAGGACAAGCTGCTACTACTGCTTCATTAATAGTAAAGACAGAACCACCTGTTGAGTTAAGTTAACAATTTAGTGGGATTAAAATAAATATAAATAAGTTCTTTTGAACAAGAATCTAATCTAGATATAAGATGGCAACTAGAAAATCATTAGTACTTGTTTCAGGGCTTTTTGAGGAGTTAGATTCATCTTCTGATAAATTAGATTTTGCTGGTAATACAACTGCAGATTTAACTGAAAATACTAATCTTTATTACACTGATGCAAGATCAAGAGCTGCCGTATCTGTAACTGATTCTGGGGGTGATGGTAGTCTTTCATATAACAGTTCAACTGGAGTAATTACATATACAGGACCTTCTGCATCTGAAGTAAGAGCACATATAAGTGTGGCATCTGGTTCAGGATTAACTTTTTCTGGTGGTGAGATTGGGACATCCGCTATACCAAATTCCCAATTAGCAAATTCATCTTTGACAGTTGGAAGTACTTCTATTAATTTAGGAGCTACTGCAACAACGATTGCAGGTTTATCTGCTCTTACTTCCACCACTTTGACTGCAACAACTCTAGTTTCTGGGGTAGCAGACGCAGCAAACGCTATATCTATAGCTGGGGGAAATATAACTTTTGAAGGGTCAAGTGCTGATACTGACGAAATAATATTAACAGCAGCTGATGCATCAGGTGGAGATAAAACAATTACTCTTCCTAACACAACTGGAACCGTTGCATTGACTAGTGATATTGTCTATCCAGTCACTTTGACAAACTCTGTCACATTAACAAATAAAACACTAGCTCTTGGTTCTAACACAATATCTGGTACAACTGCAGAATTTAATACTGCATTGACTGATGGTTCGTTTGCTACACTGGCTGGTTCTGAAACTTTAACAAATAAAAGCCTTACTTCTCCTACTTTAACTGGATCTTCTACTTCTGCAGGTAGCATAATTTTTAAAGAAGATACAGATAATGGAACTAATTCAGCAACATTAGTAGGACCAGCTTCCACAGCCGATGTGACAATAACATTACCTGCTGAAACAGGTACTGTATTAACAACTGCTTCTTCAATTGCTAATAGTAATCTTGCAAATAGCACAATAACGATAGGTAGTTCTTCTGTTGCATTAGGATCTAGTCAAACTACATTTACTGGAATAGCTTCAATTACTTCAACTGCTGTAGTAACAAATGACAGTGGGTTTAGAGTTAGAAATAATAGCGACAATACAAAAATAGTTGCACTTGATTGTTCTGGAATTACAGGAAGTACAACAAGGACATTAACAATACCTGATCAGGATGGAACAATTGCTTTAGTTGGAGGGGGATCAACTGAGTTTGCAGATGATGTTTTCAGAGTTACTGACAATGGGGATTCCAGCAAAAAATTAGCTTTTGAATGTTCTGGAATTACAGGTAGTACAACAAGAACCATGACTGTCCCTGACAGTGATGGGACAATAAGTACGGAGAGTTTTGCTACCGCAATAGCAGTAGCGTTAGGATAGTATTATGGCAACTCAAGTTCAATTTAGAAGAGGAACAACAGCTCAGCACAACAACTTTAGAGGTGCTGATGGAGAAGTAACTGTAGATACTTCTATAAAAACTCTTGTAGTACATGACGCATTAACACCGGGTGGATTTCCTTTATTAAGACAGGATGCTTCTAATTCTGAATTAGTAAGAGGTTCTACTACTAATTGTGCTTTAAAATTTTCTGGAGATTTTGATACAGGTATAATAAGTCCAGCTTCTGACGAGTTAGCTTTAGTTACTGGTGGGTCAAGTCGTCTTACAATAGATTCTAATGGAGCTGCGACCTTTACAGGTAATGTCCAAATAAATGGACAATTATCAATTACTGGTAATGTTAACTCTGAGGAAAACTTAGCACTAATTATTGCTTTAGGATAATATGGCAAACACCTTCAAAGTCGATACGAAATCAAGTTGTGTAACTGATGCACATACCAGCACTAATGCAAATGTTTTAACAGCTGGTAGCTCTGCAACATTAGTTCTTCTAAGTATATTAGTTTCCAATAAAACAGCATCTAGTGCTGATGTAGATGTTTTTTTAGTTACAAATACAGGAGATGATGTATTTCTTTTAAGAAATGCTCCAGTTCCAGCTGGATCTTCTCTTGAATTAATTAGTGGATCAAAAGTTATTATGGAATCTAATGATGTTTTGAGAATAAGAACTGATACTGCAAGCACTCTTGATGTAGCTGTAAGTTACTTAGAACAGACTTAAAATGGGATTATCAGTTAATAATGATCTTGTAACTTTATCAAATAATTTTGAAAGTCTTAAAGCAAAAGTTGAGGCTATTGAAATTATAGTTTATGGTGAAAAAGTTTTAGAACTAGATGATTCTTCTTGGGAAAACATTAGAAAAAAAAGAGATTATATTTTAAAATCTACAGACTGGACTGTCACTCCAGGTTGTTCTGTTGATCAGGCTCAGTGGTCTGCCTACCGACAAAATCTTAGAGATATACCTCAAACATATACCGTAATCGATGATGTAGTTTGGCCTACTCAGCCATCTACATTAGGACCTAATAGTTAGAAAAACCCCATATTTACTAAGCTTAAAATAATTAAAGAAATTAAGAAGAATTCTGGATTAATCTGCTATGCCATATATTGGAAATAATATTCGTTCTGCTGATGATTACAGATTAATTGATGATGTAAGCAGTAGTTTTAACGGAAGCACTACGAGTTTTCCTTTACAAGTTTCAGGAGTTTCTCCTGCACCTTTTCCAAAATCACCACAACAAGTTTTAATATCTGTAAATGGTGTTATTCAGGAACCTGATCCCACTGGAACTGCAGGATTTAATATTGTAGGAAATAATATAGTTTTTAGTTCAGCTCCAACGAATGGACAAGCATTTTTTGGAATAATATATGCAACAGCTGATTACATAAATGCAGGAGGAACATTTCCTGCAGGTTCGAGTAATCTTCCTTCTATAACTTTTTCTGCAGATACAGATACAGGATTATATAGAAAGGCATCTGGTACTGTTGGATTTGTTTCAGACGGTACTGAAGTTGGAAGTTTTGATAGCAATGGAATAAATAGTAGTGCATTGAATATAACAGGTACTGTTACTGCAAATGCTTTTTCAGGAGATGGATCGGCCTTAACAGGATTACCAGGAGGTACAGTTGGTCCAGGTAATGAAAAATTGTTTGTTGAAGCTGAAAACCAAATGGATGCCAACTTTACAACACAACAGAACTTTAACTATGTAGCAGCTAGTCCTATGACTATTGCTTCTGGTGTTGTTCTTACAATAAATACAAACTCTACAATGACGTTTGTTTAACTTCTTTCTTATTTAAAAATCATGTCAAAAGTTATTGTTGATGAAATCCAAACTGATACCACGAATGGGAATGTAAGAGTTATTCCTAACGGTTCTGGTGCTTTAGAGGTAAAAGGTGATGGTAGTAGTAATGATGGTGCTCTACAGCTAAATTGCCATGCAAACAGTCATGGTGTAAAACTTAAATCCCCTGCCCACTCTGCTGGTCAATCATACACAATGATTTTGCCTGACAATCAAGTAGCAGCAGATAAGTTTTTGAAGGTAAAAAGTATTACAGGCTCTGGAGCCACAGCAGTAGGACAGTTAGAGTTTGGTGATGCGTCTGTTAATAATTTCTCAGGTTTACTTAAAGAAGGTGTAAATATAACTGCTGGTAAGTTGAGTGATAATACAAATATTGACCTAGAAAATGGTATGGTACATCTTTTTACTACAGCAGAAACAACTACATCCACACCTAATATTAGATTTAATAGTTCTACTACTCTCAACTCTAGTATGAGTGTTGGACAAGCTATATCAGTAACTATTATTACAACTGCTGCTGCTGCTGGTTATTCTGCACAGTTAACTATTGATGGTGCTGCGGTGACAGAGAATTGGGTTGGTGGTTCTGCTCCAGCAGATGGTGGTTCAAGTGGTGTTGATATTTACTCTTATACAATTATTAAAGAAGGAAATAATTCGTATTATGTGATTGGGAACCAAAGTAAAACATCATAATTCATGAAACAGGATTATTGGACATACAACAAGCCTTTGTCAATGACAGGGTTGGGCGGTGGTGCTACCTCACTTTCAAATACTGGTGCTGCTGGATTTATTTCATACAATGAACCTAAACTCTCAGATGGCAGTGGATTAACATTTGGACCTTACGATAATGTTGGAAATGTTCTAGTAGGTTATCTTGGGCCTACTAAAGCAAATTTAAGAATATATTATAAAAATAGCAGCTCTTGGGGTAGTTGGGTTGATAATGATGATTATTTCAGCACTACATCAACAGGAATACAAGTATGGCGTGTACCAGAGTCAAGAACTTACACTATTGAAATGCAGACTCCTAAATTTCATGTTTTGAATGGTCGTGGGAGGCATTTAAGATTTGATTATGATTTAACAGCAGGTGATAGACTTTTCATACTTCCTGGTCAAAGATGTAATCCAGTTGTAGATAGTAATACTTCTATGGGTGGTAATGGAGGAACTTTTCTTGTGATGGGTGATAGCTCTGAAGCAGATTTAGATGCCGACTTACTGAGTCGTAATGTTTCTGATGTGATAGCAGTTTGTGGTGGTGCAGGTAGAGGATATACCACCGCAAGTGATGCTGCTGCACCAGGTAGTCATCCCTCTGGCAGTGATGCAGAGACTAGTGTAAATCATGGTAGTGGTAGAGGAATTCAAAATTATCATGGTTTACCTGATGGAGGACCTTCTGGGGGAGCTGGATTTCTAAAGGGTGCGTGTCAGCACAACGTTACTGCTACTCAGTTTTTTGTATATAGTGATAAGCAAGATTCAACATCGTTTATATATGATGCTGACTCTTTTGTCAGAGGTGGATTAGGTGGAAGAGGATATAATCACACACAATGGAGTTCTCCATCTCAATTAGGTCAATCAAATAATGGATTTAACGGATCAGGTGGATTTGGAGGAGGAGGAGGTCAGAGTACTGGAAATAGTTATAATTCTGGTGCTGGTGGATTTCAGGGAGGCAATGAGAATGATGGTGGTAGTACTGGTACTTACCCATCTAATTATAAATATTCAAATGGAGCAGATCGTATTCAAGGTGGGGGTTCATACGTAAAATCTGGGATAAGTTTAACTACAAATCAGTATGGAACTGGAAGTTTAGGATATGTGAATATTAAATTTACATGATATTAGTTGCAAAAACAGATAAAAAGTAGAGTTATTTGTTGTTTTCAGATTTATAAAATTAGTCATTTTAAACTAGATATTATAGGAAAATTATTTTTTAGGTATGTCAACAATAAAGGTAGAAGAGATACAACATCCGTCTAATTCTAATAATGCAGTTTCTGTCGCATCAGATTCAAGTGTTTCACTAAAACACTCTGGAAATCAAAAATTAGTGACAAGTTCGAATGGTGTAGATATTACTGGTACATGTACAGCAACTGCTTTTTCAGGTGATGGATCAGCATTAACTGGTTTACCTAGCAGTGGTATTAGTGGTATCAATGTACAAGATGAAGGTAGTGCGTTATCTACTGCTGCAACTACTCTTGATTTTGTTGGTGCTGGTGTAACTGCATCTGGCACTGGAGCGACTAAAACAATTACAGTACCGGGTGGTGGTGGTGCATTAGAATTTGTAAGCAGAACTTACGTTTCATCTACTACAAATGCTATTGATTTAACAGGTTTTGATTATGAGCGTGTTTACAAATTAATATTTAAAAGAGGTCAATGGGGTGGTTCATCTTCTCAAAATTTATATGTACGATTTTTTATCAATGGTGGTTCCAGTCCTCAAACTGCTGGTGTTTATAATTACACAATTGAACATGCTGGTGGGCATTATACTCAAAATAATGATGATAAATTAAATTTTTATCAATATGGGGGAGAAAATGAGTATGTAACAGCCACCTTTGAAATTTATACAGGATACTATGGTTACTTAAGAGGGCCTATGCACCATGTAGGTACAACTAATGGCATACGTTATGCTGATATTAGAGCTACTTTAAATCCTAGTGTCATGACTGCACAAAGAATTAGTGGTGTGAGACTATATACAAGTAATTATAGCGATTGGCAAGTCGGCACCGAAGTTTTACTATTTAGATACAAGGAGAGTTAAATGAACAAGTACGTAAACGGTGTATTAGTTGCTATGACTGATGCAGAAATCGCAGAATACAATTCGGAGAAACCAACTGATGCAGAAATTATTGCACAAAAATGGGTAGAGGTACGAGCAGAAAGAAACACAAAATTGGCTGCAACAGATTGGAGAGCTAATAGCGATCTTACATTGTCGGATGATTGGAAAACTTATCGTCAGGCACTTAGAGATATACCAACACAAACGGATGCAATATCACTTGCTGCTGATTCTTCTGTTATAGATAATATTACTTGGCCTGCAGTACCAGGTAGTGGTAATTAAATAGTCAGCTAATTGATAAAATTAGACATTTTAAACTAGATATTATAAGAAAATTATTTTTTAGGTATGTCAACAATAAAGGTAGCTAATATACAATCTAGGCAAAGTACAGATGATGCAATATCACTTGCTGCTGACTCGTCTGTTACTTTAAAACATTCTGCTTCGGCAAAGTTGACCACAACATCTACTGGTGTAAGTATTACTGGAGCGTGTGCTGCAACATCAGTTACAGCTACATCAGTTGAAGATTCAAAAGGTGATTTAAGGAATATTCCTCAAAGAGCACAAGCTTCAGCCATTACACTTGTCGCTGCTGATGCAGGGAAACATGTCGTTGCTAATAATAGTGCAAATGTAACAATTCCTGCCAGTGTTTTTTCAATTGGTGATGCTATTACAATCGTTAACAATAGTGGATCTGACATAACGATTACTTGTAGTGCAGTAACCACATATCTTGCTAATGATACAAGCACTAAAAGTTCACTAACCTTAAAAGCAAGAGGAATAGCAACCTTTTTATTTGTTTCAACTACTGTTGTTTATGGCTCTGGAGCAGGACTAGAGTAATGACTATACAACAGATGTTTTTTGGATCTAGTTCTGCTAGTGCAAAGGATATTAATATATTATTTAATGGTAAATGGGGTACTGACAGTTACGGAACGGTAAGTGCTCAACAAGGTGCTAGTTTAGCTACCTATTGGTCTAGTGCAACTCAGAATAACTATACTGGACAAAAAGCTAATGAATATGTACAATCTGACTTTACTAGAGTAGGGGATGGTATTCTTAGTTTTACTCTTCCTGCTGCCAGTTACAAAATTTATGCAAGAAGTGGTAGTGGTTCAGGGAATAATCGTTGGACAGGAGCTACAGCCACTGCGGATTTAACTCTTTCTAGTGAAACTAACCTTTTACTTTTAATTCCGAATCATGGTTCGGGTAATTATGGTGCAGGAGGTGGACTTTTTCTTATTAAAGGAACTGATTACACTGATTCTAATAATAGTGCTATTTTTATTTTAGGAGGAGGTGCTGGTGGTTATCAGGCCGTAACTACTTACGGAGCACCTGGTGATTTAACTACATCTACTTCTACTGCTGGAACTCGAAGAGGTCCATCGTCTGGAGCCTCTGGAAATTATGACCACGGTGCTGGTTGGTTAGATAGTTATACAGTGACACCTTATCAGGCAGGAACCCAAGCTAGGCATTTTGTAGAAGGTGGTAAAGGTGGAACATCTTCTGCATGTAGTACTCCAGGTGGATTTGGTGGTGGCGGAGGAGGTTGCCCTGGAGGTGGTGGAGGTTACGTAGGCGGTTATCCAGGTACAGATAGTCATAATGGTGGCACTGGTTATGGTGGCACAGGGAATAGTCAATACTCAGGAGGAGGCGGAGGTACATCATTTTATGATATTAATTACATATGGGTCACCAGTGGTTCTTATGGAGCAACTAATAATTCTACTTTGACTTCAGAGACTCAATCAGACCAAGGCTACTTTGGAATTTATACAGTATAAAATTAGCCATTTTAAACTATATATAAAGTAATAGAAAATTTAGATGGCATACATAGGAACAGAACCTAATTTCCTAAATCAGAATAGGGAGGTTGATGATATAAGCGGTAGTTTTAACGGAAGTACTACAACTTTTAACTTACAAGTTTCTGGTCAAAATGTAAATCCAGAAAGTGTTAATAATATTTTAGTTTCTGTTGGTGGTGTATTACAAAATCCAGGAACAGATTATACGATTAATGCAGCCACTATAGTTTTTGCAACAGCTCCAGCTAGTGGATTAGATTTTTGGGGATTGATATTAGGTGAATTAGTCAATATCGGATCTGTATCTGATGGAACAATAACAACATCAAAAATTCTTGATGATGCTGTGACTGCTGGTAAATTAGCAGACACGTCAGTTACTGCTGGTAGTTATACAAATGCAAGTATCACAGTTGATGCACAGGGAAGACTCACAGCAGCCTCTTCTGGTTCTGGTGGAGGAATCACTAATGTTGTAGACGATACTAGTCCAGAGCTTGGTGGTAATTTAGATGTATTAACAAGAGAAATAACTACATCTACATCAAATGGAAATATAATATTTTCTCCTAACGGAACAGGAGCAGTAGAAGTAAAAGGTGATGGTAGTAGTAATGATGGTGCTCTACAGTTAAATTGTCATGCAAACAGTCATGGCGTTAAACTTAAATCTCCTCCTCACAGTGCTGGTCAATCATACACAATGGTTTTGCCTGACAATCAAATAGCTCAAGATAAGTTTTTAAAAGTTAAAAGTATCACAGGTAGTGGAGCCACAGCAGTAGGACAGTTGGAATATGCAGATGCAGGTGGTGGAGCATATGAATTTATTAGTAAGACAACTGTTTCTAGTGGTAACGTATCTTATTTTGATTTCACTTTAGATCAGGACAGTATTTACAAAATAGTATGTAGCAGGATGAGTGCAGGGAATGGTTCTACATATCCTATGATTAAATTGTTCACGAATGGTAGTTCTTCACTAGATACAACTAATAATCATCGTACTGAGTTCCATTATCGAAGAAGTGGAGGAAGTTATAGATCTGGTGTTAATGATATGGAAATTGATGCTGGTCAATATGGTGCAAATTTGTATTATGAGATGGATATTAGCACCTACCTTTATGGTTGGATAAAAGTTCATGGGTCACTTTTACAGCCCCCAGGTGGGTACCAAGACTGTAGATTTGACTCTTATTGTCAACACGATGATTTTGCCAACAAGTATATCTCTGGCGTAAGACTCTACGGTAGATTTGCAAGCATGTATCCTGGCACTCAATTTTTAGTTTACAAATACAAACAAAGCTAATGAACAAGTATGTAAATGGTGTTTTAACACCAATGACTGACGCAGAAATTGCAGAATGGAACGCAACAAATGTTCCAACAGATGAACAACTTCTTGCTTTTAAATGGGAAGGTATAAGAAAGCAAAGAAATCAATTATTATCAAAAACTGATTGGGTAGCAGCAAGAGCATCTGAAACAGGAGTTGCTGTAAGTGATGATTGGAAAACCTATCGCCAAGCTCTTAGAGATATTCCAACACAATCCGATCCAGATAATATTACTTGGCCTACAATGCCTAGTTGAAACGAGATAGTTATTAGCAACTTGCAGTAATTAGATCAATTTAGTAAAATTTAAATAAATACTAAAAAAATGCAGAAAATTTTTAATGCAATAGCCGTTGCTTCAGGAGTACTCTCTTTAACAGTTGTAGGTAGTGGTTTGTTTGTTTACATCAATAAAGATGCAATAATAAACACTATAAAAGAAAAAGCTATGGAATCGATTACAGGTAATCTAGGAGAATCTTTAGGAGACTCTATTCCCATACCTGATGTTACTGGTCCAGTAGTACCTAAACTTCCTTCAACTAATTTCTAAAATTGTCTGATATTCCAGAAATTTCAATTAATACTGTAGTTATTCCTAAACTTGATAATTATTATTTTTCAACTGTACAATCATTACCGCAGAGTCCTCCAGTGACTTTACAGATTGGTAATCCAATCATAGATTTGCCAGGCTGTGTTAAATTTAATGATTTAAACAAAAAATCAAAAAATTTAGTAGATGAGGATGAGAGAGGTAATGTAATTTTATGTGATGCTGGATCTCCTACTTATGAAGCAATAGATTACCAGCCAGAAGAATTAATTTATGTTGAAGATGCTGTAGTTCCTAATGTACGAACTGCCCCAAGAAAAGAACAAGAACAAAAAGAAGAAGAAAAAAATAATGAAAGTGAACTAGGAACTCCTGATCCAAAATTAGATAACATACCAAAAGATAATCAGAAAGAATGCCCAGCTCCAAATCAACCAAGAGTTGGAGATTTAACACGTAGTGGAGATGAGATAGTTGTAGGTCATGAATTACAAGGAAATATTTGTGTAATTTTGTATGAACCAAGCTCTAGTCTTGAAAAATTACTTCCAAATACATCACAAGTAAGTACTACAGCTGCAATTGCAGTCGTAGCAACGGCTTCAGCAGCTGCAACACCCATCTTATTAAAATTAATAAAGCCCTTAATAAAGCAACTTATAAAGAGAATTAAAGGTTTATTAGGAAAAAAAGATAGAGAAAAATTTAAAGGATTGAAAAGAAAAAAGAAACTTATTTCGGAATCGAATGACGATGATTAGGAACAACACCGTGAGGATTTGCAACTACAATATCCGCACAAATTTGAGCTGATGGACTAGTTTTTGCAAACGTCACTCCCAACCGTTTTTGCTCGGCACAGTGCTTCAATCTTGCCATCTCAAAATCTAATCTTTTATTAGCTAATATTTGTTTATTTATTTGATTCTGATTGCTGGAAGCACGTAGACAATTTTCATTGTGTCTTTTATCAAGCGGTATGGTTATATTCATACTGATACCCCATCCAATATTATGATTTGTTTTTTGACCTGTTCTTACAGGTTTTTGATAAAGAATAGCCCCAGGATTGTCTAATAAACCATCATTATCTACATCTGAATTGTCATACACGTTATCGAGATAAGAAGGTTCATAAGGTTCTTTCCATGAGTCTTGCAATGTAGCAAAAGGAGTAATTGTAAGAGTAGATCCTTGACAGGACACCCCACCTCCATATGTATTAGTAAGGTACGGTCCGGCTAAATTTTGCACTGCTAAATTTGATACTGACCCAGAAGAATTCGCAATCGGGTTTGCAGTAGCTGAAACCCCTCCCACCTCGTTTGCATATATAGGAGCACTAAATATATTTAAAGCTAAAAGTAAATATTTTACTGACTGAAGGTTGAAGTTGTATCTGTTACAGATTTTATGTCGGTAGTCCTCTGAATTATGGTCTGTGACTTCAATCCCGGCTGGCTCAGTGTAGTTGTCATCTGCCAAGGCTTTGTCTCGTCTATGATCGAGAAGTTTGGCATATTTGAGGAATCTAAATTTGTCCACGTTGAATTAACTCCATTCAGCGTTTGAGTAACACTTTTGGCTGGAGGAACCAAACTACTACTATCTGTCTTTATATTATTGCCAGTTACGGTATATTGCCAGCCTGTTTGATAATCAATTACATTTATTGTCTCAGTCACTTTTGAAGTAGTCTCAGTATGAGACTGAAGTACACCTGTATTAAAGTTTGGAACTACTGGTACTGCCTTCGCAGTCGTGCTCATCAGACTTAGAAAGATTACAGGTATTATTTTTCTCATCTGTCTCATCATCTTCTTTTTCTTTTATTGCAAAGGCATGATCCTTTAATTTCATTTTATTGAAATTTCGCTTACGAATTGGCCTGTAGCCACTGTGCCAGCTCCTCCGGCTGTTAGAGCTATTGTTGAAGATGAATCAATTGTACCTGCAAGTGATCCTGCGACCCCTGCTGCAGTTGAAGTTTGATCAGAATAAGCACTTACGGCACCTGTACTTGGAGCACTTGTGGCTATCGCATCTGCTTGTGTAAATGATTGAGTGAAACTCCAAGATTCACCTGCTGTTGCTTGTACTGCTGAAAGTGTAGGTATTGAACCAACTCCTGAAGATATTGTCAATGAACCAATTGAGTTAGTAGCTGAACCACCTTCAGGTGTATACTGAGTAGTCACATTGTTTCCAGAAACACTATAACTATTTCCGATTCGTGATACTTGAGTGGCAGCAGCATTTACTTGTAGCTGTATGCTGCTAGATAATTTATGAGTGATATCTGCTCTGGCTGCTGGGGCAAATATCAATATCAACAAAGGGAATAATTTCCGCATTTTTAGTACCTTTTAATTACTATACATAAGTTTACATGAGGGTAGACTTAGTATGTATTGAGATTATAAAATGACTGAAAATTCAAAAGAGTCTTCTAAGACACAAGAGAAAAAAAATGTTTTTACAAAAATCAAAGAAAACATTGATGACAAAGAAGAGCAATTAGCCTTTATCTCAGTTATAGTAAGGCTTGTCGTAGTTGGGTGGTCCGGATTCATCGTCAGCTTGAACTACATATCTATACCAGGTTATGCAAATGAACCCAAGGATATTACATTTCCGGCTTCGATTCTGACAGGAGTCCTTTCCAGTTTTGGCGTGGAAGCAGCACGTAAAAGAGGAGATGGAACCATGAAAATGGATAAAAATAATGCTTCTGGTGCTTCAAGTTTAACTAAAGCTGACCTTGAAAAGTTAATAGAGAAAGCATCTCAAACTGCTCCTACTCAGATCTTGCGTATCGAACAGGCTCCTATTAAAATAGTGACAGAGACTAGTTCTAAGAAAAATGTATAGCAGGTATAGGAGAAATTGGGGAATAATAGCTTTAGTATCCATCTTAGGGATATCTAATATCTCTTTGATGAGTACTTTAGTTACTAATAGATTTAAAAGTCCATATCCTAATGTTAATTTTCCAGTTGGTCCGTACACTTCTTACAGTATTGTTGCATCTGAAAAAGGCTACAGTATCAAATATAAAGCAAACGATCCAAAAGTTTTAAACCGAGTTAAGTTACTTACTGAGCCAAAAGGATTATTTGGTGGTAAAGAGTCAAAATTAAGTTTAAGAGAAACTTATACAATGCAACGTGAATTAGGTAAAGATGGAGTAGAGGGAACCGTAATGACTGAGAAAGACATTGCTTGCATAAAAGTAGAAGGTAGTGGAAACGCTACAGGAAAAGTCGTAGGAGCCTCTGTAGGAGTTAAAGCTGCACCTGCATTTAGTAACATACCGATCGTTGGATGGCTTGCTGCAGGCTTTGTAACTATGTTTGCACAGGATAAAGGATCAGAGATAGGTGGACAGATAGCAAGAGACTACAATGATTGTTAATAGATAATTCTAGGGTTATACTCAAAGTAGTTACATATTAAAAATGTCTTGCGGAGTATCATTAGAGAATCTTAAAAATTTTGATAAGCAAATAGATGAGCAAGCTACGACATTATCAAAACAAATACAGCAATTAGAATCTCAACTTATAACAGCTAAAAATTCTTATTTAAAAGTTTTAGGTGCTAAAGAAATTATAGAAATACAGATTAAAGAAGCAGAAGCTGCTGAGAATACTCCAGTATTGGTGCCAGAGGCAAGTGGTGATTAAGATGTTAAAGGAGATGAATAGAGATAGATATAAAGCCTTACAATTACTAGCAGATCATTTACGCACTCCGTCAAAAGATTTATCACTTAATGCAATCTTTAATGATGTAAAGGATGAAGATCTTAAATGGGTTACAGAAAAAATTCATTATTATTTATTAAGACTTCTCGAAGACGCAGACTATGAAAAAGAAGAGGATGTAGAGCTAGTTTCATTATTGGATTAACCACTACATTTGTGTAAGTTTATGCAGCATAAAGTTTCTACAAGGTTGCAAGGTACATGTGATTCACTGCGAGCAAGATTTATTAGCCAATTTAATTGAACTCTCTCCAAAAAATGCTCGCCATAAATTTCGACAATGTATATTTGAATCTTGGAATTGGAAATGTGCCTACTGTGATAAAGAAGTAAACAAAGATACTGCGACAATCGATCATATACTTCCGAAATTCAAAGGTGGACATAATGTTAAATCGAATATGATTTGTTCTTGTTCAAAATGTAATAGATTAAAAGGATCACACCTTCTTGAAGATTGGTACAATCCTAAATTTAAATTTTTTCAAAAGGAGAGACTTGATAAGATAAAGCAGTGGATGGATCAAGACAGTTCTATAAAAATCCTATCCCCAGATAAAGCAACACCTTATATAACAAATGACTTCTACATCGGATGGGTCGCTTCCTGAAGACCAAGCAAAAGCATTTGCAAGACAATATGCTGAAGACTTACAAGCAGAAAAAAGGTCTAAGAATAATAAATTAGTCAATAGCAGAATTCAAGAAGCAGGAGATGATGCTTTATATGGCATGCGAGGTATGGATTTAGTATCGAAAGTGAGAGCAGGAGAAATCAATTTTATTTAGTAGTAAAATCAATAGCATCTAAGAGTTAGAATTATTTATACAAGTATTAAGAAAAAGACTGATGTCTAAAAGGGCAAAAGCTAAAAAACTTTCAAAAGAGCATTTGAAATGTAATAAGCCTAAAAAGACTCCTAATCATAAAACAAAATCTCATGTTGTAAAAGCATGTGAAGATGGAAAAGAAAAATTAATAAGATTTGGTCAACAAGGAGTAAAAGGTGCTGGTAAGAATCCAAAAACCGCTAAAGAAAAAGCTAGAAAAAAAGCATATTATGCAAGACATGATGCTCAAGACAAAAATCCTGACAAAATGTCAGCTAGATACTGGTCACATAAAGTAAAGTGGTAAAATAAAATCAAATACAAAAAGTACCTATGGAAGTGATTGCTATTAGTTTTGTCATTTTATTTGGCGGAACATATGGAGTGGGGACACTTTTATTAGGACGAACAGGTTCTGACGAACATAATTGATTGCTCATTAATTCACTGTTGGTACTATATGTATAAAGGTTTTTATTTATATGGATCTTAACCTTCCAACAAATGTTGAATTTTCTATTCATGCTGCATCTTTAGCAATACAATCTTTAGATAGAGTAGAATTAGAAGAGGCATTTATTGAGCTTTTACATCAGAAAGCATTAGATCGTCAGATGTTTTATGGCATCATGAAGGATCATGGCATTGATGCCAACATCCAATTCCAGCTCTCTACTGAAGGGCAAATTTCTTAAGAAACATGGCTACAAGAACAATTGAGGCAACTCTAGATAAATTCAGTGTTGATGCTGGATCAGAAATTACATATCTTGGTCCTACAGCAGCAGGTAATAAAGGCGATGCAGTAAGGGGATTTAGAGTTAATCCCGGAGGTACAGGAGATATTAAGGTAACTCTTGATAGATCTGAAGGTGTAAATACAATTCAAATTTTTCAAGAGGATGCATTTGCAACAGGAGATGCACCTACTGGTTATCATAAATTCTTTGATATAGCTAAGGCAGGTAAAGGTAAGGGAGCTGTTGGTGTTACAGTTACTAACGCAGCTAAAAACTATGTTGTACTTTTAGAATTAGATGGTTATTCTGAAGTAAGCTATAACGGATCTGTTGTCGTCCCATAAATATTCATTATTTACAGAAAAAGGCTATAAATTAACAAAAAAATATACTGTTCCTAGAACTTATTTAGGAATGGGTAGATATGCAGCGTATAAAGACTTTGGTGAAAGTATTTGGAGAATAGGTTATGGAAGTGAAACTATTGATGATCATTATTTAGATGCTAATGATAAAGCTATTCAAGAAGATATAGATAAACAATTCTATGAGGATTTAAAAAGTTTCTCTAAGGAAGCCGAAAAATATGTATTTGTGAATTTAAACATAAATAAAAGAGCTGCTTTACTTAGTTTTGCTCATAGCATTGGTTTAAGCTCATTCAAATCTTGTAGATTACTTGATTTAATAAATAGTTATGCCTCGAAAAATAAAATAATAAAGGAATGGAGTCCCTATATAAATCGTATATGGATGTCAGGAGGCGATTTAATGACCGCTAGAAGGCGTACAGAGCTTGATATGTACTTTGCACCAGATAAAGAGATACCAACCTTCTACCGCCATAAATGCCACGCTAAAGTTTGTTTATTAAATATTGCAGAAACTTACAATGGATCTGCAACACAAATAAAAGGGATTGAGTATTTAGAAAAAAAAATTAAAGAACTTGATCCATCTGGGGAGGTTCTGCGTCAGTTTTTTCGTTATTGGAACAGTACTCCAAGTGGTCTAGGATCTCCTTTGCGTCGTAAGGTCGATCCTTGAGCCAATCAATACAATCCATCAGTAAGAGTTGCCTACTATAATTTTTTTCAAATTCTTGATAATTAATCGAAGTCTCTGGCATGGTCAAGGATGTTTGTTTCTGCTCTGACTCCTTTGCCATAGATTGATGTTGCGATTTCGAGGATGTCATTGTGTTTATCTGCTTCCATACTTATTTTTAGCAGTACTAAATATCCGATAAGATCATTAACTACATCTTCATCAGTAGCTAATAATCCAGCTCCTTTCATAATTCGATTTAATTTATCATCTATACGCACTAAAAGTTGTTCTGTAGCAGAGCATTTACTAAAAATTCGGTTTGGTTTTAATGCAGAGTTACCATATTTTCTATTCTTATGAATTAAAAGTTCTTTAATATCATCACAGACAGAACTTATTTTCATTTCAATTTCATTCATTGTCATGTTCAGCTCCAATACAATAGAGGTATGAAACCTCAGTCTACTTCAAGTTACGACGTTGACAATCGTTACAGATTTTATAAGTCGTTAAATTCAAGAGAAGATATATCTCCTGACAGGAGAGGGGTCAGACCAGGTGTTGATAATAATAGCTCTCAAAATTTTTTGAGATCTTATATAGGACAATTAAGGGACATGAATTTTCCTCGGCAAATGATTGATTAGCAGATTACTTTGCCAATATGAGAAAATATATTTTTAAATCTTTCTGTTTGATTAAAACCTAAATCTAATTCAGGTAAATAGATAAAATACCCCCAACTTATAGGTGATTCTAAACATTCGAATTTTTTACCATGTATTAGATTAGCTCGATCAGTAGGAACACAAACTGGGAAATCCCACATTTCTGGACATGTTCTTATCATTTCAGAATAGGTAGTGAAAAACAAAGCTTCTGGTATATTTCTTAATTTCCATTCTTTTAATAATCTTCTGAACCATATTACAGACGGAGCTTTTGCTCCTTGACCTGCAGATAAACTCCATCTCCATGTCCCTCTTTTCTTTGCAAAAGAACATCTTCCAAAAGTGGGAGGAAATAAATAAGTTTTACCAGTCCAAGGTTCCTCAATATTTAAACCATCAATATCGTATGTATATATTTTCTTTGCTCTTAAAAATTGATTATTTGCATCATATGTTGAGCATGGATCTAAATCTATATTTTTTAATAATGCATCTATGTAAGGTAAATAATCACATGGAGTCAACCAATCATGAGTTATGTGATCTACTTGTGCTAATGATCTTCTACTAGCACCCCATGATCCTTTAGTCACATTTGTTTAAAGCTTGCACCTTCACTATCAATTTTATAGTGAACTAGAGACATTTCTTTATCATCTTGAATAATAAATAAAGCTTCTTTATCAGGATCTAATTTTTCTGCTCGAACTATAGCCTGTTTCATTACATCTGCAGCACCTTCTAAATCATTCTTATTGAGGTCATCTACAGCAGTAATAAGGTTATTAACTGTTAAATAGAACATAGATTTCTTTTCATCTTCCTGAGTTGGGACATATACCATCGCCCCTGGACCATCATTGTGATAAAACTTGTAATAGAATTCACACATATCAGCACATATTCGTTCAATAGTTAATTTATAAAGTTTTTTTTCATCTTCACCTATTGCTGTCCCAATTAATTTTTTTAATAGTTGATTTCTTCTGCTAGTCATTTAGTTTCCCCAACTGTTACATTGTTATCCTTTTTTTTATCTTTGTCAATTTTTATAAGATCTTTTAACCCTGATTTTTTAAGTGTTTCTAATAATTTTGGTAGGGGTCTATAAAGAACAACAGCTTTCTGCATATTTCCAATTTTTTTTATTAATTTTCCGTTTTTATCTCTTAATTTTGTAAGTTCTCCTTGTCTAATTAAATATTCTGCAACACATCTATATCTTCTTTTTTCAGCTAAATTTATCTCTGGATATCTATCGCAGATTGTACTAGTTTTCATATCACTGAAAGTAAGTCTTATCTGATCAGCCAGTGATAATCCAAGTATTAAGTCTTTCGTGCTTGTTTCATAGCTTGAAACTAATTCTAAATATCTTCTAAGATCTTGATTATTAAAACTACCAGAGGGAGGTATAAATATTTCTACTTGTTCTATTAAAGACTTGCACAATTTTTTTCTAAAATTTTTTGTTGTGACTGAATTTATATCTAAATCAACAAATCTGTAACTCTGATAGAGATTATCAGGATCTTTGTGTGGTGCATAATTTGTCGTATCTAAGATATCTACCCAGTCCTCTAATTGTTGTGCTTCCATTCGAGGACACTATCTGTTCAGATACTAGCTTACTTTTTAATATCGTTCCATTGTTGTCTATGACTAATTAGTAAAGCCCAGATATAGTAATACTTTAGGCTTCTAAAATGATCTTTTAGTTTTACATGTTCATCCCAATCTTCACCATATAATTCAGTTAATCTTTTCTTACATTTTTCTAGTGAGCCACTATAATTTGTAGCTTCCCATAATGATTTAGCTAAAAGCATTTCTTGAAGTGTACATAGTCCTTGAAGATCTAGAGTAGACAGACCATGTAGAAGTTGGCTAATATCGGAGAGATATGGATATTGTTCGTCATGCGTCGCCCTATTACTTACGCTGAATTGATTTTGATTCTGTTCCTTCTCCCTGTTGGGTATATCGGAGTTAATCATTTGTATGAGTTTGTTTCAGATAGAATCACTATAGAAATTAAATTTAAAGAAAGATAATGTCAAGTCTTTTTGGAGGGGGATCATCACCACAAATTGTGATTCCTGAGCAGCAAAAATCAAAAGCATTTCAAACTATAATACCGCAGCAGACTTTTCAAAATGCAGCGGAATATATGGGAAGATTAGATAATGAATACAACAGAATACTTGATAGACAATATGATCAGGTAGGAACTCCTGCAGACCAAGGAGCAAGAGCAAGAGGAAGACAGCTTCAAGGGCGTTCAACTTATCTATCATCATTACCAAGCACAGCTGGACAAGATGTAAGAGATGTAGCACAAATGAGAGTAGATGATGCAAAACTTGCTTATAAAGATGCTTTAGACAGAGCTAAAACGTCTGAGCGTAAATACGCACCTGTAACTAGATCAGGATTTGATAGCAGGCAATATTTAGAAAATTACAAAGATCTAAGAGATGCTTTTGGTAATGATTTAGAGAAAGCTAAACAACATTACATAGACTTTGGAAAGGATGAAGGCAGAACTGATGAAGATATTCATGGATTAAATAAAGGAGTACCAGGCTTTGCTAGATCTACTCAATCATCATTTCTACCTAGAGAAGTAAATTAAGGAAGTAAATTTTTCTAGAGAATGACTTTACCAAAGTCCACAGAATCTTTTATATTGTCAGTAATTTGACCAAAATTAATCTGTTCTTCAACGGTTTCTGATGTAAGTCTCCAATCTGTCACTGATACATTTAATCCAATAGAGTAAGTTGTTTCTAAATATCTAATATCATTTGTGATAACAAATAAATATTTTCCTTTTTGTAATAATGAAGATGGATAATCATCTAATAAAATTCCAGTGTCATCATCTTCATAATCTATTGATGAATCACGAAACACATATCCATCATCATTTATAGGTAATTCTTGTCTGTGCCCATTTTCATCAATTTCATAAAAGGCTAATAAAGTATTTCTGTTAGTTTGATTTTCATATGAAGTAGCAGAAAATTCTTGAGTAAATTGAATTGATCTGGGCAAAGATAAATTTATTTCATAAAATGTGCTTTGTATTCTTGATAATCCACCATGAGTATTAGTTATAACTTGTGTTTTGAATAATTCTGTAAAATCTCCAAGATCTATTGGGTTATTTAAATTATCTCCTTGTTCTGCAGGTCTAGGATCAGAACCAAAATAAGAAGTAGGCCCATATGCAGTAGGACCTGCTCCACCTGTGGGGTAAGCTTCAACAGTACCTAAATTAAAAAAACCTAAATTAGTTGGGATAGTAGTAAGAAATCTTGCCACTTTAAGTTTGTTTATTCCTTTCTCTATGATACTGCAGAATATTTTCGTGATGAAGCTTAACGTCTTTTATAGCTTTACATTCAGGTATTTCTTTTACACCTTTTATCATCAAATGCTTAGGATTACAGCAAAATGCTGTGCATTCCGGCTTATTGAAAATACGATATTTACCTGTATATCCACGACTTAACCAGAAAGCTATACGTGGAGCAGATTGTGTTTTACCTGAGTGAAAAGGAGAGGGAAAATATGCAGTAGATTCTGTCCCATTTTTTCTAGTAGCACCTTGCCATACCCAACAATCATCTTCTTCTTTTATATCTACTTGTTCCCAAAATCTTTTTACTTGCCAATACCACTTCATTTCGAATTCTCTAACATCTACTGTGCATCTAGCTTTTTTTATTTCTTCCATACAATCAAGGCACTCTCCCATTAATCCAAAGTTACCTTTATGTTTGTTAGTTCCTTGTATATGCCAAGGACATTCGTAGTGTTGAGTTTCTGTCACGACTCCTCTAAAATTTTTTGCTTCATTTGGATGAGCTCTCATTAAATTTACACAAGTGTCTGAGAGATTTGACCAAATCTTTTCCTCATTATATTGATCTTCTTTATCTTCGACATTCTCATAAGTCTCCCCAGAGCAAATTCTTCTTACTGAATGATATGGCAAACGATAATGTTTAGATAATTTTCTACTACTTACACCACTTTGATTTTCGTTTCTCAACTTAGTTATTAAGTCAATATTTATAGATTTTTCACTAACTTTTGCATTTTCATATGCTACATCTTTTCTTGTTCCCCAATAATAATGAGAAGGATTTAGACAGAATTGAGATTTACATTCACTTCTTTTGACAATTATTGGTTTTTCTTCCGAATAATTTCTTCCAGTCATATTTAATATTAAAGGTCTAGCATCATGTCCTTTATACATAAGTTTTGTTTTTTTACTTGTAGTAAAACCTTTGAATCCAGCACTATTCATCTTCGTCAAACACCAACAAGATTCTTTACCAAAGTGTTCTAAAGCTGTTTGAAAAGCTCGTACAAATAATATTTGATCATATGCAGTCAAATTCTTATATAAAAATGCATCACTATTCTTCATGCAAAGTAGGGGGTAGGTGTACTCGTAAGCATACATCCCTTTGATAGCAATGGCAATCGTTGAACACCCAAATACCAAAAAATTTTGCCTATTTATATTACTTCTATAGAAGATGAGGTTAGGTGCATGACTGTTTAACTTTATATACACTCACTTACCTAACCACCGCATACATGAAGGTAAGTAAAATGCCATTATTTTTTAGGAACTTGGGTGTTCATAGTAAACCTCAGTCATATAAATCTATTTCAAATGCAAAGTACAAATATTTGCACTAACCCTACCACTATTTTTCGATAAAAAATGCGAAAAAAGTTTTTGAAGGTTTTGGGTTAGGTAGATGACTGTTTAAAAAGGGTATACACTCATATACCTAGTCTCAAAGTCTTGTCGATGATATTATTGAAAAAACAACTTTTGTAAAGATAAATGCCAGGATACCCAATGCAAGCTGGATTTGATGAAAGTTCTTTGATGTCAGATCCGAAATTAAAACAAATGGATACTATGAATCAAGGAAATATGGTTAGTGCTCCTTACTTTCAAGCTAATAAGATGGCAGCTGAAAAAACTAATCCAATGAATGCTATTTCACAAGAAACTCCAGTCGGTGACAGAGTTGATGATTTTTTAAATAGAATGGGTGCATAAAATGGGAGATAATGATTTTCCAGCTGTAATGGCAAATGGAGGAGGTAAGAATTTTTTATCAGGATTTGTCAAAGGTATGAGTAAATATAGTCAATCAGGAACAGATATAGATGACTTCGAAATTGAAAGAGAATACGAGCAAGATCTAGGGAAACCAATGATAGAAACAGTGAGATTTCGTAAATAAAGTTATCGTAAAATTGATTTAACAATCAAGTTTTTAAATATAAATGACACAGACTAAGGCACAGTTAGTAGATCTATCAGTAGAGGGTGTAAATGCTAATAATTTAAGTTCTGGTACTATACCAGATGCTAGATTCCCTGCAGTTTTACCAGCTGTATCAGGTGCAAATTTAACAAATTTACCTGCTAGTAGTAGTGGTATTAGTCATGTTGTTGAGGACACGAGTCCGCAACTTGGTGGAAATTTAGACGTATTAACGAGAGAGATAACCACAAGTACAACTAATGGAGATATAGTATTTACTCCAGATGGAACAGGAATCATAAAAATAAAAGGTGCAGGATCTACAGACGGAACACTTCAATTAAACTGTTCAGCACAATCACATGGTGTGAAGATAAAGTCTCCTGCTCATAGTGCAGGGCAATCTTACACTATGGTTTTACCAGACAACCAGATAGCAGCAGACAAATTTTTGAAGGTGAAAAGTATAACAGGAAGTGGTGCAACTGCAGTAGGGCAGCTGGAATATTCTGGGGTAAGTGTCTTTGAACCTAATGTTTTGCAAGAGTCATTTCATAATGACACAAATGCTATTACTGGTACATATAATCATGACATTTTAACCTATGGGATGGTATGGAATGGATCAACTAATGCTTCTGGTGCTTTTACTTTTAATATAAGAGGAGATGGGAGCACTACATTTGATAGTTTAATAAGCACTGGTAAAGTCACGACAATGACAATATTTTCTGCGAATAATAATACTTCATATTATATGTCTGCTTTTCAAATTGATGGATCAACCCAAACTGTAAAATGGGCAGGTGGATCTGCACCATCAGCTGCTGAGGGTAGCGGTGTGGATGTCTACTCTATGACGATAATGAAAACTGCTGCAAATACTTATTCAGTATTTGGTAATTTAACTAACTTTGCTTGATGAAAGAAAATTTTAGAAAAGAAAGTCCTATTTTATCTTTACCGAGTCTTGGTGGTGGAGCTAATGCACCTTCGGTAGCAGGAGGAGGAGCAGTAGAACCTGCAATAGGTCAAGTCGAATATACATCTGCTGGTACGTACAATTGGACTTGTCCTGCAGATGGAAGTATAACTACAGTTTCTGTAGTATGTATAGGAGCAGGAGGGGCAGCTCAAACTTATGGTGGAGTTGGTGGCTCATTAGCCTACAAAAACAATATAACCGTAACACCAGGTCAGACATATCAAATTGTTGTAGGAGCGACAAACACAACTAGCATGGGGTATGGTCAGTTAGCTAATGCTTCTGCCGGTCCTAGCAGTGCTTTTGGGACTACTGCTACAGGTGGTCATGGAGGATATGTTACCAGCCACGCTGCACCATATGGTTCAAGAAAAACTATTGGTACAAACTATGACGGAGGTGGTAGAGGAGGTATGGGATCACAGGATTACTATGCTTCAGGTGTAGGCTATTATTCAGGTGCAGGAGGAGGTGCAGGCGGTTATAGTGGTGATGGGGGTAATGGAGCTTTTGGTGGCTCATCAAGTAATACAAATGGTGTTAATGCTCAGGCTGGGGCAGGAGGAGGAGGCGGTGGAGCAGCCCACTATTTAGCTTCAAAACTAGGAGGAGCAGGAGGCGGAACTGGTATATATGGTGAAGGATCTAGTGGTGCAGCAGGTACTACTTCAAGCACTCAATCCACATCTATAGGACATGGTGGATCTGGTGGTACGGATGGTATGCAAGCAAGATCTGGGACTGGTACTGCTGCTACTCAACCATATGGTGGACAATTTGGAGGAGGTTCAGGTATTATTTATGCAGATACAAATACATTTCCAATTGACACAACTAAACAAAATGGGGCAGTCAGATTTATATATCCTGGTGATGTAAGACAATTTCCTTCAACACGAACAGCAAACGAGTAACTATGAGTATTTACAAAATTGAAACAAGCCAAATTAATTCAATGGAGGCAGTTATTAAAACAAGTGAATATGATCAAATTGATTTATCAGAAGTAACAGATATAGAAGGAACACATGCTTCTTTAAGATTCATTATGGATTCAAATATATTCATTAATAAATCATCTGTAAATTTAAAAATATTAAATCCAGACTTTGATCCAGAGGGGAAGATGGATGAGTATATGACTGAGTTAAAAAATGCCACAAGTGGTAATGTTGAAAAAATATCTTAAGATACAATAAATATCTTTTTTTCATATGCAGATAGTAAATTTTTTTCTATCTAGACCGTCTGTTTACACTCTTCCCGGAACTTGGGAAAAACAACCTTTAATTAAACATGGTAATTATGCTGGTTTGCCACCAGAGGGACAAATAATTGCTATTATTCTGATACTGCTATTCTTAGTCACTGGATATGGACTATATGTAGCTTTTGGACCACCTAATAAAAATTTGACTGATCCTTGGGATGAGCACGACGATTAAAGCAATCTTAAAATTCATTATTATTTTTTCTGGTGTAGTAACTTTTTTTGAAATTTTTTCAGTTTTCTTTTAATTTTTTAAAATAATCTCCAGCATTTT